ATAAAATAATCTTCTCCAAGATGTTCTCCATCTATAGGAAAAATAAATCTAATATCAACCCCACGTTTAGTAGCTGTAAAAATAACTTCGTGATCTTCACGATCAGTTGGGTCATCAACACAAAATAATAAATGTGGTTCTTCGTAATTCTTTTTAGTAGTTTTTTGTGGTTGAATACTTGTAGTATTCATTAAGCTTTCATACTTTTCGTACATATTTAGAACTGGTTTAAGTTCCTCAAGTACTTCATTAGTACAATGCTCTTTTGCAAAGTCTAAAAGACTATTCATTGTGGTTCCTCCGTTTTGATTTGGTTGATTGTTTTAATGATCTCTTTTTTAAAGAGTTCAATAGACTCATTCATTGAAAGGTTCCCACCTTTATCATGTGGTAGTTCTATTGAATAAGATTTATCGGTTAGTCTTGCAGCCTTGTTGAGTATCTCATCAAGCTCTGCAAGTGTTTGCCATTGTGATCTAGACATGATTAATAAAGTTCTTAAGAAAAATATACAAAAGAATTACTAAGCATACCCAAACAATTAGGGTTGTCATTCTTCATCTTCTCCTGATTCAATATCAGCTAGTGAAGATTGTTGTATTAATGCAAGTGTGTCAAGAATTGCATTTTCAAATTCTTCAGAGTGGTCTATGTCTAACCCTATGTTGGTTAAGGCATCAAAGTATTCGTAAATAGTCAAGGCTTGTGGCTCCTGTAGTTTGGTTAATGGTATTTGGCATACCTATATATGAGTATGCCAAAGAGTAAAAGAAAAGTCAACCTAAATTTTTATATTAAGTTGACTTGTTGATGTCCAGCTATGGAAAATTAGTCAACAAATTCTGGATAACTAGCAGCAAGCCTTTTATCAATCGTCTTATAGTCCATATTATTTTCTATAAGATAATCTTTTTTCTCTTGCTGTACTCTTTCCTTAGTTGCTTTAAGTTCCTTGATACGACCTTTTAAATATCTAATGTCAGATAGATATTCTTTTATGTGATCGTCAACTCTTGAGAGTCTCGTATCAAACTCCGCAGCTTCAGTAAAGAGTTCATCATCTTTACCCCAGTTAAGAGATTGATTTAAAACTCTTTCCCAATGGTTTAATTCATCACACCAATGCTCGGATTCTTCTCCACCTAAATCAAACATCTTGGTGTGATATTTGCTTAAGACTTCGTAAGCTTTCTCGGCTTGGTTGTAATAGTGACCTGCTTTCATAGTGGTTCTAAATGTGCGGTTTACAAGTGAAAGGTTGAGAGCCTTTCAAGGTAGGCTTAACAGCCCACCTAGAAAGAATCTTAAGATCCTAAATAGAAGCAATTACAGAACCACTCAAGGGCTTCATAGTCGCTTGTAATGTTTGGGCTTTTATCAGCATAAGTACAATTAAGCTGTAAAGGTTCCCAAGGTGTTCCCCAATCTTGATATTGAATTTCAATATCAAAGGGATTTTCATAATCTAGCCTACCTACAATTTGGCAAGCTGGCCCACCTGTAGAAAGTAATATTTTAAATTCTTCAGGTTTCATGTCTTCAGGGTTTGAAGTCCAACCGCTTTTAAATTCAACACACAAGGCTTCTTCTTGAGCTTGTTCTCTAAGTTCGTCTTGCTTGTCGTAATCATCAATAAGATCAGCTTCTAAATAATTTCTATAAAGTTCTTTTATAGATTCAAGCTGACCCCTTGCGTTGGTGATTGCGTGGGCTTGGTTCTTTGTTGTTGTCATGGTTTGGTTCGGTTTGTTTGGTTTGTAGAGTCTTAAGGACTCTTTAAAGCCTACTAAGTAAGCTTTAAGGAATCATTAAAGAATAATGTCTTGTGGTTTGTCTTGTACTAACTCAAAGTTAAAGCCAAGGACTTTTAAAGCATTTATATTTCTTTGAGTAAGAGTCTCTTGACCTGTCAAAGTTTGTAAAGCTTTTCTTGTTGTGTCATCAATTACATCTACATAAGTCTGACCATAAGCTGATCTAGTAGATACTTTAATTGTTGTTGTCATAGTGTGGTTCTTAGTTTGGTTTGATCGGTTGAATCCGATATTGACATCATTACATATATTGCTGCCTATTGGTAGGCTTCAATAGAACTTTCTCTGTTATCCCTTGGTATCACTTATGAAATTCATCTTTACATTCTGTAACAATACCCCCCTTATCGATAATATGAAAAGATATACCCCTATAACTAAAAATTAGCCCAGAATCACCCCAAATAATATAAGATATATTATAAGATCCTAGTTATATCAATGGTTTTGCTTGCTAGATTACTTTTTTTTGTAATTTTTGCGAGGGTATGGGGTAAAATTGCAAAGTCTATATATGTATAAGCCCTTCAAATTTTTCTTTCTAAATTTTTTTGGGGTTAATCTTGCAGCAGCAGTCTAAGGGTTCTCCCCCCTAGTGCAATCCTAAGTGTATTCCTTAGTGTATTCTTTAGAGAAAGAGAAAATTTAACGAAAACTCTTTCTCCTATAGTGGTCCCTAATAGAAATCCTTAATAAAACCTTGGTCTGATACGTTGCTATTTCTTATTTGTTGAGGGGTCATGCCCATAGCAGTTTGAGATATGGTGTTATTGAGCATAGAGTTCCAGTTATCAGTGTGAATAGAGAATAATTCATTTTTACGTTTAGCGATATTAAGGTCTTCATTTTGAGCCATATAGTCTGTCCAGTAGGCAACTGCACCTGCTAGGGAGTCTACGAGGTCATCATGTACAAGAGAACCTCTATGACGAGAGATACGAGATAGTTGATAGACAAGTTGAAGCTTAAGTCTTCTTTCTGGTGTCTCTTGAGGGTTAGAACGAAAGTCTTTTTCTATCACTTTGCGGTCTATTATCAGGCGGTGAGAGTTCATTACAGGTTCTAATGTGTCAATTATTCTTAGTTCTTTGGTCTTATTGTTTCTAACGTCTTCAACTAAGCATGGGTGGAACCTCATAAGGAAAGGTTTTAGTAGTTCAGCGAACATACCACCACCAAAGTTTTGTTCTACGAGTATTTGATTTATTTTATTATCTCTAGCAATCTTACTAATCTTCTCCAGAACGGCATCTGAGTAGCCTCCTGAGAGTCCTAAACACTCTGTGACGTATAAATTACCATTAAGCATCTTAACGCAGCTTATAGCGGTCTGATCTTTACCCTTTCCAGAAGGGTCAACAAACATAACTGAACCTGTATATTCTATAAAGTCACCAAATTCTTGGGCAGGTCGGTAAAATCTATCGCCATTGAACCCTACACATTGCAGATCTTGGATTACATATTCGGGATTATTAGACCAGATGATTTTTTCTGGTGCAAATTCTTTATTTACAGAAGCGATTACTAGGTCGTTTATTTTTAATGGGTATCTATCTTGGTCAGATAGGGTTGTATCCAGTTGAAACTGTAGATTAAAGCCAGAACGACCATAGGAAGCTTCACGTTCCATTAAATCCTGTGCAGAAAACCTTATAGGGTCTACAGGATCATTAGGCTTTACAAGCCCTTCTGTAAGCTTTTTGTTGATAATAGGAGCAAGTCTATCTCCATAGTTATTTTTTAGTTCTGGGTAACGTGCAGTCCATATTCTTGTTTCATATCCTCTTTCTTCTAGTGTCAGGTACACAGAGTTTTCTACTTGTGGTGTACCAAGAAAGGTAATCTTTCCATTTGGTTTTAGTATCGCTTCAAATTCTTTTACAGCTTCACTAAGTTTGTCTCTCATGGGCTGTGTATAGGAGTTGTTAGGAACTTCTACGTCATCAGCTATAACTTCATCTGCTCTAGCTCCTGACATCTGCCCTAAGACACCTCTAGAAGAGCATGAGGGAGCATGATCGGCTTGTGCAGGTTTTACATCAAAACTTACCTTACTGTTTCTCTGGTCATCTCTGGGTATCAAATCAGCAAGTATTGGCATCTCATTGATAAGACGCATGGTAAATGTAGTAAAGTTATCGGCTCTATCTTTACTGGCAGATACGACCAAGAACTTTAGCTGTGGATTCATACGAAGTCTCCACACTACATAGGTAGATGTGATCCAACTTTTACCTACCCCACGAAATCCTTGTATGATTTTACGTCTTGCACCATATTGTAGATATTCAGCTATGTCTAACTGAACAGGTGTAGGATCTGGTAAGTTTAGATGTCTCCAAGTAACGATTAAGAAATATCTAAAGTCTTGTAGTTTTTTTGGTAAGGGTTGCAAGGATTATGTATTTTGAACTCCAAAATATCGTTTAGGATAAAATTGCATATCTTGTTCTCTAAGCTTTTCTTCTCTAGTTTTTTTTCTTTTTTTACCTATAGGAATAGTTTTATAAAATACTTTTCCGTTTTCACTTGCAATTCGTAAAGTTTTTCTTGTCATTGTTATAAATCAGCTAAAGGTACAGCATCTAAGTCTGGTAAGTTCTCCATAAGTTCTTGCATTGGGTTCTTTTCTACAGGTAAGCACTCAATACCATTATCTTTTAAAAACTGTCTAGCTACGTTTAGATCCCCTGCCTTTGCTTCTCCACTTGTAATCTTATCTGTTAGTTCTTTTGCAAGAAGTAAGTGTAACTTTTCTAGGATTTTAAAATTTTTATCCATGATTAGTCTTGTTTTTAAATAATATAATCATTTCTTACTTGTATTGCCAGTAAGAAGATATTTTATTTTACCAAAAAAACCTAGTTTTCTAACTTTTTTATATAGTTTCATACCTCTTTCATACTTGTATAGTTTGGTTTCTATTTCTGATATACGAGTTATTGCTGAAGTCAAAAGCAAATCTTGTAGTCTTGTGTATTTAATAAGGTCTAAACAGTATGCCCTTACAGCTTCATCAGGCATTTGTTCTGTTTCACGTTGTTTAACTTCAATTTCAAACTCAATTTCTGGCGGTGGGTTGCCAACAAGAATTTTAAAAAACTCTTTGTGATTCATATCAGTTCATTTTAGGAAACAACTGTTGTTCTAACATGTCAACAGCACGATCATCTAGTGTGTTGGTAGTTTGTTTGCAGATTGCTCTAAGCAGATCAACTACTAATCTCTTTACAGCAGTTGTAGTAAAGAACTTTAGTAGTATTGGTTTTAAGATTTTTAGCATAATAATCTTGTGTTACTTTTCAAACATAGCTAACTTGCTAGTATTAGACAAGAGTTTGCACTTCTATGGAAGAACAAGAAGAAAAAGAAGGTACGGATTGGGGTGAACTGTTTGGTCATGCTGTCCGATTTATGATTCTTTGTTGGTCGCTTGCAATGATGACTCTTGGATATATGGATAAGATCCGTAATGACGGAGCTTTCTTAGCTGGACTTACAAGTGGGGTCTTAGGTTCTTATGGTATCAGCGTGAACAAAAAGAAACCTAATAACGCTGCTAAGATAGTAGATAACAAAGACACTAATGTAGGTATCAAATGAAAAAACTATTACTACTAAGTTTGTTTTTAGTTGCACCTTGTTACGCAAATGGAGTGCCAACGTGGACTACTGGTTCAAGTAACAGAACTGAAAACACTACACAAACTATAACTCGCAGCGTAGTCACAGAAAAATATGGGTCTACTATAAATACTTGGGAAGGTTCTAATATAAGCGTAGCTGCATCAGCAGGCATATCTGGCGGTGATGCAGTATTTACTGTTGCAGATACTTCAAAAGATTGGTCATTAAATGTGACTTCAAGAGCAGCAGGTTTAATGATTGAAAAGATCACACAGAATGACACGATCAACACTACTA